TTGGGTATTTTTCCAAAGGCGCCGTGTTTGGTTCCAACAAAAAATAGTCCAGTTTCTGGATCAATACCTGTTACAACCGCAGGAGCGCCGTCCCATTTAACAGTTACATCAATTTTTCTTGTGGAATTGCCTTTAAACAAGTCATGAAGTGCCTCAACAAAAGCTATGGAACGCTTTGCGCCATCATAGCCTAGATTGATGATATCATCTTCTAGGTGTTCTAGGTGCTTGTTTTGTTTGGAAGTAGCCATTTAAATGGGAGTAGGAGTTATCCTAATATTTATAAACCCTCAATCAAATCTTCAATCGCGGTGCGGCGATCTAAAATGGCAATGGCAATATAGTTTTCCATCAATCGTGAAATAACTTCTTGATATTCTTCTAGATCAAATTCACCACGATATTCATCAAGAAGTTCTTCATAGAAACAAATATTATGAACGGCATCGTCATATGCGTCATCTGCTTCTTCAGAAGAAATATTGTCCCAATCAATGTCATAATTTCTAGAAATTTTCTCTGCAATTTTGGAATAAAGGTTGTGTCGTGTATATTCAAGCATTTTTAGTGACCTTTCTTTTTAGAGTTTCAAGAAACTTATTATACTTAAATTCCCAAATCTTTTTCATTTCATCACTAGGTGCTTCCTCACACATCCTCTTTAAATTATTTAGAATTGTTTCATCCCTTTCTAATTCGGGATCTAAAGATAAAGGCGCGGGCACATATTCCTCAATGACCTTTCCGAATACATGCCCGCGCTCAATCATCTTTTAACTCTTAGCTGTCGCTAGAGAAAAGAGTGCTGCCAAAGGTCTGGTATGCTGCGGAGACCATGGCGCGAGAAGGACGACCGAGACGGTAACTAGTTACGCCCTTACTGTTGGTGTTGGTGTAAATGCTGTAACCTGCGTTACGAAGCTCGTGAACACGGGCGGCAAGACGCTTAACACCCCAGGTGCGAGCCTGACGGGTAGTGATGCTGCGACCGTTTGAAAGCCAATTTACAATACGCTCATTCTGTGTCATAATTTTACTCCTGTTCAAATTAATAAAATTAAAATTTCACTTGTGGTTTTTAATTGAGGATTACCACAAACCTACGAAATCTTTACTGGACCACTAGGTAGATGACGTTCTGCTGCATGGGCAAGTGCTGCCTTGTATGCTGTATTAGATGCCAGTACCTTGTCATTAGAATTTTGAATCATTTCGATTGCCTCAATCTTGGTCATGGGACGACCGAGCTTGATCCAATGAAAATTTGTTACTCCAATCTTACGAAGAATCTTCGTCCTACGAACATGGTCATTGGTAAACCGAAGTTTCGCACCCATCGTGTTACCAGTTGCCGTAACTCCGCCCGAAGAAAAACAGGCGTATTCAACTAGATCCGTGTTTCGCATACTCATCCTCCTTCAATAGGTTGTGTTTCAACTTACCATTAAATATAACACCCTGAAACCATTCTGTCAAGCCCTTGGTTTCTCACTTTTCATACCATAAATATACAACCTTTGGTCTAGTTTGTCAAGACCCAGGAACATGAGCGACTGGAATCCAACGCCAAATCTTTTTTAATAGACTCTTTTTTACTTTATGCCAGCCTGTTCCACGAAACACTTCTTTATAATAACGATATGTAATTAACTTAGATAGTTCGTCAATGTTTTTTAAATTTTGTTCAGGTTTATTATAACCATAATAATAATTCATTTCCATTGCAATATCGTGGGCATAAGCCTCTATTTCACACCACTCTCGCAAATAATTAATTTGTTCTTTTCTTTTTTTAGACAATCTATTAGAATGATAAACTTTAACCATTTTCTCATTATCTTCATTTCTAAAAGAATACTGAGAATGATGTATCATTTCATGTTGTATAGTTTGCGAAAAAACAAAAATGAAAGCTGGATAATTAATTTTTGTAAATTTAAATTTGTCTTTTTTTGCTGGCAAATGAATAAAAATAGTTATTGGTGTTTCTTCTTTGTCTGGCTCATAATATCCAGAAAAAGAAAATGGTTGCGCCTTACTTTTCTTCCCTACACCGTAACCATCATCTTTGTATATTCTTACCTTGATGCCATCTTTCCTAAAAATTTTATTCAGCCTTCTACTAAGCTGTCTATAGGTTAAAACTTGTCCTATCATTTCAGGACCAAAGTTCTGTTCCAGTTCCTTGTACAACATTCTTGAGTAATACATTTGGAACCTCCCTATAGATATTTGAACTATTTATATTTTTATGCCATCAAAATTCTTATTTCTTAAACTACCGAAAGAAATATCTGGCTTATCATTTTTTGGCTCCTGATACAAATCCTTCTGAGCACTAAGTTCCAAATCATATAATCTCATTTTACTTTTATCAACACCTACAACAAACCTACGATACTGTGAGGGATCATTATACCGATTCTTCAACTGCTTTACAAGAATTTGCCCCAGTTTCTCTAAATCTTCAGTAGAGATAAGAGCAAACATGAAGTCAGCAGTTGCTGGAAGTCCAAACGATTCAGAAGTATCAGTAAGTTCAACGTCACTATTTGCATACCCACTCCTTGTTGTCTGAGTTGCCGAAACGATAGGAACATTAAATTCAACTGCCAAACCACGAAGTTCTTCTGCAATGCCCTTGATGTAAACATAAGTGTTTACAGATCCAGACATTTTAAATCTACTACTTGCACAAATATTCAAATAGTCAATAAAGATGATATCGGGTCTGAATTGTTTCTTCAAATTCAATTCATTCAACAAAGCCCGAAAGTGACCTGAATGTGCAGATGCTGTAGGATATTCCTTAATAATAAGTTTACCCTCAGTCTTGTTTTTAATTCTAGAAATTCTGTCATCAAACATTTGTCTAGGCAAAGATTTCAAATCATCAATGGCAATATTCATTAAGTTTGCATCAATTCTTTCTGCAATCTTTTCCTCTGCCATTTCCATTGTGATGTACAAAACATTCTTTCCTTGACTCAAACAACCTGCTGCCATGTGACACATGAACAAACTCTTACCAACACCTGTACCAGCCAAGGCAATGTTCAATGTCTTGTTAGGCAATCCACCCTTTGTAATCTTGTTAAACATATCAAGATCAAAAGGAATCTTAGTTTCTTCTTTGTGATAGAAATCAAATCTGGAACCAGAGTCTGTAATGTAATCATGACCAACACTGTCATCAAAACTTACAGCCAAGGCATCCCGCAATATTTCAGGAATAGCTTCTGAATTAAATGTTGTGTCCTTACCATCAATGATTTGAATTGACTTTAGAATAGCGTTATAAACTGCCTTGTCCTTACAAAACTTTTCAGTTTCATCTAAAAGCCATTCTTTGTTAATTTCTTTCTCATCAAAACCATCAATGATTTTAACAACTCTTTCGTATTCTTCTTCTGTTAGATTCTTGTCATTCTGAAAATTAACAACAAGTGCCGACTTTGTGGGAGCGTTATTATACTCATCCACAAAGTCTCGCACCTTTTGAAAAATCTTTCTTTCAGAGCCATCTAAAAAATATTCATCACGAATAAAAGGAATAGTTCTTCTTAAGAAGTCCTCATCCCTCAGAAGGTTGTTCAGTATCAGAGTTTCCAGTTTCATCAATTTCACCTGTTCGGTCAATAGTATTCTCTAGAATTTTTTCAAGGACTAGTGCAACAACTTGCTCAATCTCTGCCTTTTCCTCTTCAAATATAAACTGTTCAGGGAGAAATAACAACCGATAATCAAACTGGATGTTACCATTACCTTCTTCGTCTTCACCAATAAATTCAATCTTACCCAAAGTGAAATGCATACCCTCATACTTACCTTCAGAAATTTCTAGGTAATGTGATGCTGGGTCGTTTTCATATTCTTTGTTTTCTTTTACATCAACTTTAAACATTGTCATAAACCTCTTGTATAAAATCATCAGAAATGTCAGAAACTATCTCACTGTTTGATATAGCATATCTCTTGCGAATATACTCTTGGAACTTTTCATCCTTTAGAATGGGCATCCAAAATTCTTTATTATAAGTTTCTGACAAACGAACCTTATTTTCTTGATCGTGTCTTTGATACCAACCATTCGATGGCTTAGACACAAAACCTGCCTCAAGAGCAACATCCATTAATCCTGACCAAGTGCTAATACCACCCTCAAAGGATACTTCAACTGGAATCTTACTCTTTTCACGAACAAATCTAGACTTCTCAATATTGATGATAAAGTTATATCCTGTGAGATCCTGTCCAGACTTTTCTTGCTGACGACCAATAATATAAATGTTATCTGCACTATAATAAACACCTGTACCACCTGAAACAATATCCTTAGGAAACAAACCAATTTCCTTATAGGTGTGATTTACAACAACCATAGGAATATCTTTGATTGTCAAGTGAGGTGTACACATACGGAACAAACTCTTTAATTGCTTTGCCCGTGTCATGTCAGCAACGCTCTTACCTTCAAGAGCATCCTCAACTTCCTTTCTGGAAGCCAAGTTACCTACTGAGTCTACAATAATAATTACATGATCACCACGTTCAATGTTATTGATCTGACTCATCAAATCATGCTTCAATTGTTCAATGTCTGTAATAGGTGTGTGAATAACCTTTTCAGTATCAATGCCAAAACTCTTGAAATATCCTGCAGGTGCGCCGAACTCTGAATCATAAAACAACATGGCTGCATCAGGATATTTGTCCATGTAACTCTTGGCAAGCAACATGGCAAATGCTGTCTTAAAGTGCTTACTAGGACCAGCAAACACTGTCAAACCAGGAGTTAATCCACCATCCAATCTGCCAGACAATGCAACATTCAACATAGGAACGGGTGTTTGAATCATGTCCTTTGCTGAAAAGAATTTAGAGTTTGATAAAATCTCTGTTTCTTTAATAGTTGTATTTTTTCTCAACTTATCAATTAATGACATTGTGTCTCCTTAAAATAAATCGTCCAATGTTGCGATAGGTCTAGTGTTCCAACCAAGACCATCAACAATAGTTTTCATTGGATCTAAAAATGTTTTCTCAAACATTGTATTATAATCAACATACCTATGTAAGTCAAGTTCCTTTGGTAATTTTGCTATGAAAGAAATTGTGTTTTCTCTAATTGGATTAGGTTCTTTCAAATAAAGATACTTGATTTTATCACCTTCTTTGATAGTCTCATATTTTCTATCCAAGTTGTTTTTCTTGATATGATGATTATACAACAATGAACCACGAACATGAAGTGGCGTTCCCTTTGTATATATGGAACCACCTGAATGATATTTGGAAAGATTGTTTGCACTTCGAGGAAATGCAATATCTTCAGGATTCATCTTCATGAATTTATCTTCAACTTCCTTAATGAAACTTTGCAACTCTTGTTCTGAGCTTGTCAAAGCCATCTTAACTGCATCTCTGAGATATTCACGAACACTGCTAGGAGTACTACTGCGAACAATCTCAAGACCCTGAACCTTCAACTTAGGTTCTTTATATCGAACACCTTCACTGTCATATACATTCAAAGCATATCTTTTCTTTGCCACCCAGATTGCTCTGTCTGCAATAACCTCACGCTTAAACTCCATCTTGTTCTGATAGGCGTTTGTTTGCTGAGAAATTTCTTCACACGCCTTATCAAGAATCTTAGATATCTTTTCTTTTGCAAACGTATCCAACATGGTTGCAATTTTATTCTTGTCTACATCCTTTGGCAATGTATTCACCAAATTCTCAAGAGTTACATAACAACTATCTGTATCAGAATAAAAAGTATATTCTACATTTTCTGTTTTACAAATTTTATTTAAGTAATTGTCCAAAGCCTTACCTATGTACTGGATGATATACTGACCAGTCAATGTAATGCCTTCGGCAATTCTGTCATCATAGAATCTGAAATATTGATTTGCCCATGCACCATAAAGAGAGTTTAGCTGAATTTTTCTAGCCATCTGAATGTTGTTATACTTGGAAATCAACTTTGATTGTTGAACATCCTTTGTTTTCTCATACTCTCTCTGAGCTTCAATCATTTTCTTTTTATAGAAAACACGTTCACTGAAAATCTTTTCTACAATCTCAGGGAACAATCCTTGCATATCTTTTCTGTAACAATAACCGTTAGCTGCCATTGCTACATCTTCTAAATCAAATGATTTGCCACTCAACAATAACTCAGGCGTAGCATCCAATGCCATGCCATGATTCGTCAACGTCTCAGGACTCATGTTATACTGCATAATGATACTAGGATACAGAGAGGCGGCGTCAAAAGAAACAACCCAATCATATTTGCCTGGAATAGGTTCTTTTACATAGGCACCTGCAATTGTTCTACCTTCACGATCCATCTTTGGAGGGACAACAATGTTCTTGTTCCAAAGATGATTGTAAAGAATACAATCCCATGTTCTCACAGCAGAAAAGATGTCAGTAAAATTACACTTGGCATCATATGCCATAGTAACTGCCAACTCAATCAACTTCATCTTGTCTTCAAGAGCATCAACTAGCTCTACGTCAATTACGTTATATTCTACAAAGTTGTGCCAATCATTTGTGTAAAAATCTTTGAATGTTTCATATTCTGTTTCAAGTTTCTTTTGACCAAGTTCAACCTGAGCAATATAATCCAACTTGTAACTTTCTTGGGCTGTATATGTAAACTTCTTGTACAAGTCCAAGTAATCTAAAACACTCACGCCAAACAAATCGGCAATTAGGAATTCTCTGCCATTGATTGTAATGTTTCTGCGATTTACAACTTTCCATGGAGACAAATTCTTTTCGGTTCCTTCTCCAAGAACTCTTGGAATTCTAACCATGAGATAGGGAAGGTCGAACAACTGAACGTTCCAGCCAGTAATAATATCTGGTTGTTCAGCATCCCAGAAAAGTAGAAATCTTTTTAGTAGATCGCTCTCATCAGAACATTTAACATAAACAAATTTGTCGCTGCCTTTGATATGTTGAATTTTGTTTTTATCAAATTCACCAACACCAAAAGTAGTTATTTGCTTTGTAACATTGTCCTGAAGAGTAATGAGCAATACTTCTTCAATAGGATTTTCAATTGACGGGAACCCATTTTCAGAACTTGTCTCAATGTCGATAGTTAATATCTTTAGTTCTGAAATATCATAATCTACATCACCCGGATAATTTTCTGTGATGTATTGATAGGCGTAGGATGTATTCCCATAAATGGGAAAGTTTTCTGTTTCTTTATAAGTCTTCAGGAATTCTTTTGCGTCATTGATATCAAGAAAGGACATCTCCTCCAAGTTACCGCCAAACAAACTTTTGTACTTTGTTTCTTTATGTGTTTGTACAAAAAGCTTGGGAGAAAATTTAGAGCTGTGCTTATCCTTTGTGCCGTTATTGATTTCCCTGACTAGGATCTTGTTCCCGAATTGCAATACGTTCGTATAAAATCTCTTCATCATTCAACCTCTCTCGGGCCATGAACGAAACTTTGTGTAATCTTCCATTAGTAAATCTTGCTACCCACTCATCATCATAATCTTCATCATAAAATATAATATCACCATGAAAATCTCTCAAGTACTTTCGGTAATATGAATCGGGAACCTTCTCAAGGTATCCTCCAAGAATATGGCTCTCGTCATAAACATACTTGTATTCATGGTTTTCACTGTAAATCTCACCTTTTTCACTAACTACAAAAGTTGTCATGCAGTTATCAAGAGATTTAGTTTGGAAAGTATAGTTCTTTCCACGTCCTGGAACATAAGGCTCAAACCTAATGTTATCGAACAATCCCATCACTTAACCACCTTTATACCTGAATCAGGCACAACAATGCCACGTCCAGTCAATCTATGATATTCGTTCTTGAGATCGGCAGAAGGTGTGAATGTGTGTAGAATATGCTCACGCCCAAAGGTAAACTTTTTATCTTCTGCGAAAGAAATGTAAGGAGCTAAACCTATCCCGTAGGTTCCTTGTCCTGTAGGGGCAATCATAATACTAAATGGCTCTTCAAGTGTAAGGGCATCTGAACCCATTTGTTCAGACTTCTCGCCCATAATGGTCTCGCCATTAGATGTTTTAATTCCAATAACCATAATAAACTCAACTGTAAGGGTGTTAGGAGGACTACTTAATTATGAAATTTCAAAAGTTCTAGGCTTCTTTTCTTCAGGAACGATACGTCTAAGCTCAATGTTTAGAACGCCGTCTTCCAAAGAAACACCTTCAACTACTACATCATCTGCTAGTGACCACTTGCGAACAAAAGCACGCTTTGCCAATCCTCGGTGAACGTAATTAGGTTCATCTTCAACCTTCTCACCTTCTCCTGAAACTGATAAAACGCCTTCGGCACGTTCCACGGTTAGATCACTGCGCTTGAATCCAGCCACAGCAACCTCAATGCTCCAATTCTCAGCATCGTGCTTGATGATGTTATATGGAGGGTAATTGGATGTTTCATTCAATGATTGAATGCGCTCGAAACGATCAAGCCAACCATCGAAACCAATTGCCCATGGACTCTTTAAAGTGCTAAATGTATAGGTACGAGTATTCATAATTCCTCCTCAGAGCGAATGTGTTAGTGACACCCTTTCGGCGTGTCTGTGAGTTTAAATTTTAACTCCTAACACCCTTACAGTCAAGCTCTTTTTACCTCTCAAAATTATTTCTTTTACCAATATTATATTTTGCTACTAAATTCCACCCATCTTTTTCACCAAAGGCAAGAACCTTTATTTGTGACAATGGTGCGGTGTCTTCACAATCTTCAGGATTTAAAATTTCAAGTAAACCCCAATCTTCAAGAAGGTGTGCAATTGTATTTCTACGATGCAAATCATTGTCTGTCAAATCGGCGCGCTTGCCATCCAAGGCAAATAGCTCTTTGAAATGAACAATGAAGTATCTTCCCTGCTTGTGAAGAATGTGACAGCTTTGATATAGCGTCTGATCCTTCTTAGATGCCACACCAATGCGTGTCAAAGTCTCTCTAACCTTCAAGAAGTCATCAGGATTAACTAATGTCACTTCAACTGGTTTATATCCTGGAACACCAGGAATTCTAATTAAGTCATGCATATATTCATCCACCTTGATTCATTTTTTCTTTTATATAGTTAATGTCTTCTGGCTTTAGAATATTTAGAACATCAAGGGCTTTTTGTGTATTATAGTTATAATATTTCTTGATTAACTCTAAATCTTCAACTTTTTCAGCCTTAATCCACTTGTTAAATCTTTTTTTGGACCTAACTATATTTATAAGAAAATCGAATTGTAACCTCTTTTCAAGGTGGGGTCTACTGTTCATTTCATTGGCTGGGATGACAGTATCAACACCAAAACTCAATGCTTTGTTAACAATGAAGGGATTGTATTGTTTTTCGCCCCATTCATCTTCACACAGGTTTTCTTTTGTATAATGTATAGCATTTACATAATCAAAAGGAGACATCTTGGAAATTTTATATTCTTCTTCCTTTTTTTCTACGATTTCTTCGCCGTCAAGATTAATCATTTGAATTCACATGCTGCCATAATTTCAGTAAGACAGGCAACCAAGTTGATTTCAGCATCGGCAACAAATGCTGCCTTGTACTGATAATCAGCCAACAACAAAATTAACTGCGGAACCTGCACAACTTCTGATACTAAGTTGTCATACAACAACCTAAATAGAACTGAAGGATCGTTATCTAAGTTGTTGACAACCCATGTTCTCATCTTCTTGAAATCTTTTTCCCGCAAAGAAGATACCAAGATTTTCAAATTTTCTTCAGATACATTTGAAAGAACTCCCGAATCAATTGCACCCGAAGATGAATATCTTTGAAGTTCATTCAACGTTCTCCTGTAATCAGGAAAATGTTTGTTGATTAATTCTGCAACAACTTTTTCTTCAAAGGGAATATTTTCATTTTCAAGAATTTCTACAACACGCTTGAAGAATCTTGCTGCAATCTTTGGACGATCATCCTTTGTAATCTTGAAATCAATTACAGTTGTCCTAGAATGCAACGGAGAAATAATTCTATTCTTGTAATTACAAGTAAAAATAAATCTACAATTCTTACTGAACTCTTCAATGAAGCCACGAAGAGCTGGCTGTGTACTATTAGGATTTAGATAATCAGCCTCGTCAAGAATAACAATCTTAACCTTACCAGCCAAACTTACTGTACTGGCAAAGTCTTTGATCTTAGTTCTGAGAACATCAATACCAGATTCTTCTGAACCGTTAATGACAATATAATCACATCCCAATTCATCACATAGGGCGCGTGCAACAGTTGTCTTACCTGTGCCTGC